CGTGCAGTAGCATTCAGCGGAGCGAATGGCTGGGTACGCAAGTCGCTGCCGGATCTTTCCCCAGGATTTGAATGAAATGAAAGAAATAATCTGCATCTCTGTGATACTCATTGGATTAGCTGGCCGGGGACAGCAGGTTGTGCCGTCCTACGTCCCAACGATAGCAACTGCGGCGGCTACTATTGCAGTAACATCACCTGTGCCCGTAGAATTAACCAGCAGTAGTGTGGCTAGGTCGTCGTGTACCAATGGACGTTGCGGAATCAGGAAGCCGCAGGCAGTGATACGTCGCAGCACACCGACCAGTCGCCGGTTTTTTCGCGGCCGCAGGGTTATGCGGCCGAGGCACCGAACATGGAGGAGCGAAAGATGAGGATTGCTACTCGAATCTTGCTTGGCTTAGTGATTTTGGCTGCGACAGCGGAAGTAGCTGATGCAGGTTTTCTGGGCGGGCTGTTTAAGCGATCTCGCGGTGTGGTGCGGCAATGCGTTGGTCGCGTCACCTCTCCGAGGAAAGCTGGCGGAAATTGTCGAGGTGGAGTGTGTCGCAAGCCGATGAAAGAGAAGTCTGTGGTGGTAACGCCATGACCAGGGCGGATGGGCAGCGTGTGCGATTAAGTCCAGGGGATTGGCTAGGGATTGTCGGTCTGCTGCTGGTCGTCATGCTGCCCATGCTCGCCTTTTTGAACACCATGACCACAAATATGGCTGTCCTGCAAAACGAGCTTGAGCATGTTCGTGCCGACGTGCAGGAAATCAAAGAACATTACGATCCTCCGTAGCGAGGCATGGATGGCAGACATTGCAGCCTGGGAGCCGGGCAGGGAAAGTTGTTACATTTTGTCGGAGCCTGTGGATTACGGCTTGGCAGAAACTCTGACGTTGCCGTTCAAGACTGGCGGCAGCATCGGCGGTACGTGCGGTGGACAGTATGTCCCGCCGAACCACGCGCTGCGCGGCTTACTGTCTGCACTGGTTTGGCACGGCAACAAACATTCCCCAGCGATTCAACTGTGCGGAGTGGAGCAGCTGGTAGAGCGGCTGACAATCTTAGGCGCGCCGATTGGTGTTCTGCTGCACAAGCCAGCGGCTGGACTCGGGACAGGGAAAGTGTCGCTGCGGGACTTGTGGCTGAGCGAGTGCGACGTGGGCGTTCAGTGCGGCTACGTCGAAGAAGAACATAACTGCGACTGCACGGTACTGGACCGCGTGTTTTTCCATGGTTGCATAAAGTCTTGCGTGAAGCTGGTTAATACCCAAAGTATGGGCCACACCGTTTCTGGTTGCTGGTTTCTCTCGACCGGCGCGGACTGCTTTACGGTCGAGGGTGGTGGAAACTTGTGGGTCGCTGCCAGCACGGTGGCGAAAGCAGAGCGGCTGCTGCACTTGACAGGCCGCCGCGCAATCGGGCCGAACAACGCTAGCTACGTGTTTGAGCAAATCAAGATTGATGACCACGCAGGCCCGAAGTGTGAACTGGTCCGTATGGAACACGAAGGGTCGTGTAATATTGTGTTCCGGGATTGTCACGTTGGCTGCGACGACTACGCAAAAGAAGACGGGCGGATGTTTGTCGTGCGAGGCGGAACAGCCTTGACGGTTGACAACTTTTACAATCTGCAACCCCGCACGGTCGAGTGGCATTACAAGCGCAGGCGCGGGCCGGACGACATGCCAAATCTGTTCTTTAATCGAAGTCGAATCTACGGCGCAGAGTCGCCCACTGATATTCTCAGCACCGCAACGTCGGCGGGCCCAGCCCACGTAGTCATTCGGGACTGCTATTCCGGCAATGGTGTTCCGCTTGATGACTACACAGGTGTGGTGCAGGGAAAACTGAACTAAGGAGTTTCTGATGGCATACGAGATTGGTTTTACAAATTACGGCGGGCTGAGTACCTGCTACGCCTTGATCTGGGACTACGTCGACCGGCGAAAGGCATACGAAATTGGCGAAGGCATGTCGATTTGGAACGAAACCAACCGGACAGACTTCGACGTACCGCTGACTTTAGTGTCTGGACCTCGCCAGTCGGGCGCATTGCCAACGACTGCCAGTGGTCTGCCAGATGGGATTTACATCGTTGAGTATTTCGGGACCAACGGCTCGCCCGCCGCCACAGATCAGCCGATTGACAGCGAGGTAATAACAGTAGTCGGCAACGAGATCCGGCCGCCAAAGTCGCTGGTCATTGCTAGCGATACCGTGACCGAGAAAAGTCAGTGGAGATTTCCGCCGACAGGGAAGCAAAACGAGAGCGTGAATATTGTTGAGCTACACCCATCCAGCACTGTTCAATGCAAAATGGATTTCCGTGCTGACGACGGTGCAAGTGTGAGCAGTGTTGACAGTGCAGCCGACGAGAACAGCGACGGCAGCATCACGCTCACAGGGTTGGCAGCCACGCAGGACCAGCATGCAGCCCTTGTGCTGGTTGGCGGACTGACTGAAAACACAAGCTACCGAATAAAGATCGTCTGCACGATGAGCAACGGCAATACGGTTGCCCGCGTCGGGCGGCTACAAACGATAGATGTACCATGATGCGGCAGCGTGCCCAGCAGGTATGTGCGGAGCATGGTTGTAACCGGCTGACACGCAGTTCGCGCTGCACGGAGCATATGCAGCAACAGCAAAAGGAGCGAAATGCTTCGCACTACTCGGACCCGTTTTACAGCAGCACTAGGTGGCGCAAACTTCGCGGTGCATACATCCGCCGCCATCCGCTGTGCGAAATCTGTAAGTCAATGGACCGAACAGTACCAGCCAAAGAAATACACCACAAGCATTCGCGGGCCTTGCGCCCCGACCTTGAGTTGGTCTGGGGCAACCTCCAAGCCCTGTGCCGCTTTTGTCACCGGAGAGAAACCGGGAGGGAACAACGTGCCAGCCGGACGACCACACAAACCGATTGAATTACTAAAACGTGACGGCGGTTACCGACCGTACCGACACGACAAAATTTCCCACAGTGTCGCCAGCACCACGGGGCTTCCCCCAAAGCCACGGGGAATGGCCAAGGCAGCGTCCAAGTGCTGGGACCACATTATAGATACGCGCAAGGACTGGATTTCAGACAGCGACGGGCTGACGTTGCAGCATATGTGCGAAATTTGGTCGTTGCGAGGCGAAGCGGTCAAGCGACTGAAAGAAGATCCGCACAATAAGGACGCGCGCTGTGCATTGCGGGACTGGTCACAGATTTTCATGCAGGTCGCAGGTCGATTTGGTTTAACGCCCAGCGACCGAGCCAAACTGGGAGAGGAAATTGCGGATGCCAAGGACAACGCCGCAGACTTTATCCGATGATAGCCGCGCGGGCCGCGCCCGAAAATTTAGCGGGATACAACCCACTCGAACAGGCAGACGGCTTCAGTTACGACTTTGAGGCTGGCGAAAAGGCTGTGCAGTTCTTTGCGCGGTGCTTGACGTTTGTCAAAGGCGCGCGTGCTGGCGAACCGTTCCTGCTGGCGGACTGGCAAGCCGCGATTGTGCGAACAATATTCGGCTGGAAGCGACCTGACGGCAACCGCCGTTATCGGCAGGTGCTGATCATGGTGCCCCGAAAGAACGGCAAAAGCACCTTTTCTGCTGGTCTGGGGAACTATGTGTTGTTTTGCGACGGCGAGCGAGGCGCAGAATGTTACTGCGCTGGCTCTGACCGTGACCAAGCCTCTCTGGTTCACCGGACAGCCGCCGCCCAGGTCCGTGGGTGCCCAGGTCTCGCCAAGCGCGCGCGGATCTTGGATAGCCAGCGAAGAATTGTCTACGAGGATAGTTTCTGGCGAGCCATTCCAGCGAACGAAGCGGGAAGTCATGGTTTCGACGCACACCTGATTATTGGCGACGAGCTACATGCGTGGCCGGGCCGAAGTTTCTTCGATGTTTTGCAAACCAGTACCGGCGCACGAGTGCAGCCGCTCGAAATCTATATTAGTACCAGCGGCTACGACCGAAATAGTGTGTGCTGGGAGCAGTACGTCTATGCCAAACAGGTGCGTGATGGCAAGCTCGTCGACCCGGCGTTCCTGCCGGTTGTCTACGAATTGGAAGACAGCGACGACTGGCAGGACGAGAAAGCGTGGTACAAAGCCAACCCTAACCTAGATGTAAGTCTGCCGCTTGAATATTTGCAGCGAAAGCATGCCAAGGCACTTGCTGAGCCTAGCTTCGAGAACACGTTTAAACGGCTTCACCTAAATCAGTGGACAAGCCAAGAGCAGCGGTGGCTGC